CAAATTCGCACAAATGTCTCTTGACAACGGAACTGTTCTTGAGGCTGAAGCCTTTGAGGTAGGCAATGAGGTATTCATCGTAAACGAAGAAGACCGCATCGCTCTTCCTGTTGGTGAATACACCCTTGCTGATGGCAATGTCTTGTATGTTGCCGAAGAGGGTATCATTAGTGAGGTTAAGTCTGCTGAATCAGAGGTAGAGGAAGAGGTAGCCGAAGTGGCTGCTGAACCCGTTGCCGAGTTGGAGGCCGAGACCCCATCTAACCCCAAGAAGATTGTTGAGTCACACACGACTGAAACACACTTTGCCGAAGAAGTTCCTATGGAGGAGAAAATCAAGGCAATCGTTATGCCCATCATTGAAGAAGTAAAAGCCGAACTCTCCGCTATCCGTGAAGAGATGGGTTATACTAAAGAGAAGATGAGTGCAGTTGAAGCAGAAAACAACGAACTCAAAACGGAATTGTCTGCCCAATCGGCTGCTAAACCTATTAAGCACAACCCCGAAGTTGCGCCCAAAGCGGAGGTCAAGTTTGCAACACGCAAACCCCAAACCGCTATGAACCGAGTTCTTTCAAAATTGAACAAATAACAAATCAAAATAAAAAATGGCTACGACCACTTCTATCACGACTACTTACGCTGGTGAATTTGCCAGTAAGTACATCGCTGCTGCTCTTTTGAGCGCAGACACTCTTGACAAGGGTCTTGTTGAGATTATGCCCAATGTTCACTACAAGCAAGTGATTCAAAAGGTTGGAACGGACGATATCGTTAAGGATGCTACTTGCGATTTCACTCCTACCTCTACTTTGACTCTCTCCGAGCGTGTATTGACTGTTGAAGAGTTCCAAGTGAACTTGCAACTTTGCCGTAAGGACTTCTTGTCTACTTGGCAAGGCGCACAAATGGGATACTCTGTCTATGACAACCTTCCCGCTGACTTCTCTGACTTCTTGATCGCTCACGTTGCGGGTAAAGTTGCTCAAAAGATTGAAACCAACATTTGGCAAGGCGTTAACGCTACTGCTGGTGAGTTTGATGGCTTCCAAGCTTTGTTGGCTGCCGATGCTTCCGTTGTTGATGTTGTAGGTACTTCAGTTACTGCTGCCAATGTCATCACCGAGATGGGTAAGGTAGTTGATGCTATCCCCGCTGCTTTGTATGGTAAGGAGGACTTGACCATCTATGTTCCACAAAATGTTGCGAAGGCTTATGTCCGCGCTTTGGGTGGCTTCGGTGCTTCAGGTCTTGGTGCTTCAGGTATTGAGTCTAAAGGAACTATGTGGTATGGTGACCAACCCTTGTACTTTGACGGCATCCGTGTCGCTATGGTAAATGGTTTGGCTTCTAACAAGATGGTTGCTGCTCAATCTTCTAACTTGTTCTTCGGTTCGGGCTTGGCTTCTGACCGCAACGAGGTGAAGGTTCTTGATATGGCTGACTTGGACGGATCAGACAACATTCGTGTGGTAATGCGCTTTACTGCGGGTGTCCAGCACGGAGTTGGTTCTGACATCGTTTACTACGCCTAATCAACCGAAATTGACTAACCCAAAGGAGGGCTTGGGGAACACCCTCGCTCTCCTTTTTTTATTTTAAATACAATGGCTTGTGATTTAAGTACGGGACGGACAGTCCCTTGTAAAGATGTAGTAGGCGGTATCAAAGCCGTATACTTCGCGAACTATGGCGATTTGGGTGCTATCACCTATGATGTCACTAACACCGATGCTATTGACTCTTTCGGTGGCACTCCAACGGCTTACGAGTACGATGTAAAGGGAAACTCTTCTTTTGAGCAGACCATTACCTCTTCTCGTGAGAACGGAACGACTTTCTTTGAGCAGACTTTGAACTTGACTTTCACCAAGTTGGACAAGGCTACGCACAAAGAATTGAAATTGATGGCTTATGGCCGTCCTCACGTCTTTGTAGAGGACTACAATGGCAATATCTTTGTGATGGGATTGCTTCACGGAGCTGAAGTCACGGGTGGAACGATTGTAACTGGAGCAGCAATGGGTGACTTGAGTGGTTACACCCTTACTTTGACTGCCCAAGAGCAAGTTCCCGCCAACTTCTTGGATGCTACTTTGGCATCTGCGGGAGTGACTGTCAGCGGTACGCAAATCAATCCTTAATAGTGTGTTGAACGGAGGGGGGCTTATGCCCCCTTCTAACACTTTAGACAAATGCAAAATATCCTAAACAAACTACATAAGTTTACCTCTGCTCAAGAGCCTATTAAGGTTGAGTTGGCAAAAGTTAGCGAACTTGCTTCTTTAGTGAATCAATCACGCAATGTTGAATCTGAAATGGTTGATGCTTTTGTAAAGGCAAGAAGCATTAGCAAAGCGGGTATCCAAGCGGGTGAGAAGCATCTTCAAAATCTAAAAGAAATAAATAGATTGGCTCAAGATGTTAAATCTGCTTCTGAAGAATTGGGGATTGATGTTTCAAGCGTTAAAGAGTGGAAACAAGCAATGGACTTCCTAAACGGAAATCCAGAACGCCCCACTCAAAATATGATTGATAAAATGAAATCCTTACTCTAATAAGCATATTGATAATGAAACCTATTCAACGAATCTTTAATATTCTTGCTTCTCAAGAGCCTCGTAAGGTTGAGTTGAGTATTATTGGTGACATTCAGACATTGATTGGTAAATGGAGCGCAGTTCGTTCTAAAACAACTCAAACGATTGACCAATATGAAGCCTCATTAGAAAGAGCAGCATCCTTACTTAAAGAAGTTGTTGCATCTCGTGAGTTCTTAATGGATATGTATGTTCGTGGAGAGAGCGAGATTCTTTTAGGTAAAATCCGTTCAGAAGCAAAGAATTTAGGAATTGACCCAAGTGAAATAAAAGAATACAAGGAGTTGATTGATATTCAAAAAGATGCTGACCGTGTTCGCTCTTATATTGATGACCTTGATACTGATGTAAATCAAATTTAAAATGAACAAAGAACAATCCGTATACAACAAACTCCAAAAGTTCTCCGCTAAAGAGGTTGAACTTTCCGCACAAGAGCCGATGAAGGTGGAGTTAAATGCCTTGAGTGACATTAAGGGTTATCAATCAACAATTCAGTCAGCATCTGATAAAGCGAGTAATCAACTAAATGCTGCTATTGATGCTCTATCTTCTGCCCAAAAGATTGCCGTAAAGGCAGTTGCTGATGCTCGTAAGGCTCAAGCAATGGCTAAAGAATTAGGAGTTGATGAAGGTCAATTCAACGGTTGGGAGAAGCAGTTTGTTTCATCTCGTGATGCTTTTGAATCTGCTATTTCAGCAATTCAGCGTATTCAAAACAATATCTAATAAAATCACATTAGATGCAAGAGGCCACCTTCGGGTGGCTTTCTTTTTGGAATAAACTTTCGCTTTTTGGTTATTTAGGTACGATGCACATATTACAAGTATCTGACTCCTCTCAATCTATTGTGATTGTCCCCCGCTCTTTTCCAAGTAGCGTGACTTTGCAGTTGATTGACGAGTCCAAGAACACAACGGCAACCCCATCAGTAAGCGTAGCCTCTGCGGATGGTTTTATGACCCTCACGGGGACTTTCTCCCTCGTCAATGGTAGATACTATGGCTTGAAGGTTTTGGATGGCTCTACGCTCATTTATAGAGATAGGGTCTTCGTAACTTCACAAACCGAATACGACAAGTTCACAGTCAACCAAAATGTGTACACGGAGGAGCAATCCTACGACAATGAATTTATATTGTTATGAGCAACATCCGATTTGTAAACCTATCCTCATACACCACCCCTGTTGTCAAGGAGCAACGAGGCAAGGAATGGGTTTCCTATGGCGATAGCAACGACTACTTCCAATACCTGATTGATCGGTACAACGGAAGCGCAACAAACAACGCCATTATTAACGGCATTAGCGAACTTATCTACGGAAAAGGGTTGGATGCTACCGACTCCAATAGAAAGCCCGACCAATACGCTAAAATGAAGTCCTTGTTCGGCAAGGATTGTATGCGTAAGGTCACCTCCGACTTAAAGATGATGGGTCAATGCGCCTTCCAAGTCATCTACTCAAAAGACCATTCTAAAGTCACCGAAGTATATCATATGCCCGTTGAGTCATTACGAGCAGAGAAGTGCAACGATGAGGGTGATATTGAGGCGTACTACTACGCAAAGGATTGGGGAGCGGTAGAGAACAAGAAAGAGACTCCAATTCGGATTCCCGCTTTTGGCTTTTCCAACGAAGGGATTGAGATTCTCTACATCCGTCCCTATCGTGCGGGATTCTATTACTACTCTCCAGTAGACTATCAAGGAGGGTTGCCCTATGCGGAGCTTGAAGAGGAAGTAGCAAACTACCACCTCAACAACATCAAGAACGGAATGAGTCCTTCAATGCTCATCAACTTCAATAACGGAGTCCCAACGGAGGAAGAGCGTTACTTGATTGAGAGCCGTATCGGGGAGAAGTTCTCTGGCACTTCCAATGCGGGTAAATTCATCCTTGCTTTCAATGACAATAAGGAGATGGCTGCGGACATTACGCCCGTACAACTCTCTGATGCCTCTGACCAATACCAATTCTTGGCTGATGAGGCGATGCGTAAGTTGATGGTTGCTCACCGCGTTACTTCCCCGATGCTTTTGGGTATTAAAGACCAAAGCGGACTGGGTAACAATGCCGATGAGTTGAAGACGGCCTCTATTTTGTTTGACAATACTGTCATCCGTCCTATGCAAGAGACCATTTTGGATGGGGTGGACAAGATTCTTGCTTACAACGATATCTCTTTGAATCTATACTTTAAGACCCTACAACCATTAGAGTTCCAAGAGGGTGTGGTCGTAGACCAAGAGACGATGGAAGAAGAAACGGGAATCAAACTATCCAAACAAGAACCCAACGATGACCACCTTGATAGTATGTTCAACCTTTTGGACGAGGTCGGTGAAGTCATCAACGAGGATGAATGGGAATTGGTAGAGGAAGCACCTGTTGACTACGATGCGGAAGCACAAATGGAGAAGTTCTTTGCCTTTGCTTCTACTGGAACGGCATTCCCCAATGCCAAATCTTCTCAAGATGGAGTAACGCCATTTGGACGGCCTTATAAAGTGCGTTACGGATATTCTCCCGAACAAGCGGGAAGCAACTCACGAGAGTTCTGCAAGAAAATGATTAGCGCAAAGAAGGTCTACCGAAAGGAAGATATTCTTTCTATGTCTGACAAGGTGGTAAATAATGTTTCTGCTAATGGAGTAGGCTTTGGCCCTAACGGAAGCCCAACCTACGACATTTGGCTCTACAAAGGAGGAGCGCGTTGCCATCATTTTTGGATGCGCAAGGTCTTTATGGCTAAAGAGGGAGCAGTAGGCGTAGATGCCAAGAACCCCAATGCCGATATTAGCGTAAACAAAGCCAAGAGAGAGGGTGCAGAGTTGGAGGTCAACGACAAGAAGGTCGCTACTCGCCCCGTAGATATGCCCAATGAAGGATTCTTAAACCCCCGTAACTAATGGCAACGGCTTTATTCATTAAACGAGAGGACATTGTGCGGCAGACCGCATTAGGTGGTAATGTGGACACGGATAAGTTTATTCAGTTCATTAAGATTGCCCAACAAATCCATATCCAAAACTATTTGGGTACAAAGCTCTACGACAAGATTTCTGCGGATATCATTGCGGGAACACTTTCGGGCAACTACTTGTCATTGGTCAACGACTATGTTCAGCCTATGCTGATTCATTTCGCTATGATGGAGTATTTACCTTTTGCCGCCTATACGATCGCCAATGGCGGTGTATTTAAACACAACTCCGAAAACTCTACGAGCGTAGAGAAGGGGGAGGTTGACTACTTGGTTGAGAAATCAAGGAAGACGGCTGAATACTATGTTCAGCGATTTGTGGACTATATGTCTTTTCATCAAAGCGATTATCCTGAATACAACACGAATGTCAACGAAGACATCTACCCCGACCGAGATGTGCAAAGATCAGGCTGGGTTCTCTAAAAAGACCTATAAGCCTAAAGAGTACAATATGAAAAAACTAGAGTTATTTCTAAAAAAGAAGCAAGATGTATAATGGCTGGGGAAGCATTTATTGGGATAGCAGCGTTGGCGATACGGCAGCGTGGGGTTTATACCTCCAACAAGTTGGCGTTGCTGACCAACCGCTTGTTGACGAGTTTACGACTAACTACATTGTTGGGGGTGAGAATTTGTGTCTTGCTCCGAACTTTGACAATTACACAAGTGAGATGGGAGCAATAAGCGGAATAACAAGCCCCTCACAAGGCTCTGCGGTATTCAACGGGACGAGTGATTATATACAATTGAATGACCAACTAATCAGCACAAGCCATACCATTGCGGCGTGGGTGAATGCTAATGATACGGCGGAAACAAAAAACATTTTTGATTCGCGTGATTCGGGAACGGATGGAGCGTCTTTATATGTTTTAAGCACGGAAAGTATAAATTACCGAATAGGCAATGGTTCATCTTACAACGCGGAATCCAGCGGGACATTCGCCAATGAATGGGTTTACGCGGTGGGTACTTACGACGGCACTACTCAAAAACTATACATCAATGGTTCACTTGATTCAAGCCAAGCCGTTTCTATTTCTTTAAGTATTGGAACAAATAGTACAATCGGAAAGGCGTCCTATACTAATAGCAATTATCAAAACGGCAACCTCGCCAATGTCGCAATATGGAACCGCGCACTTTCAAGCGATGAGATTAATTCGGTGATGTGGAAGCAATACCAAGACCTAAACACCCAAGAGATTAACGGACTACAAGCGTGGTACTCTTTGGATTCAACGGAGGTATTTGATTGGTACGGATATGCCCGTAATCAAGGGGCGGTCATTGAGGGTAGAACTTGCGTAGATAACGCACTAAACGCACTTGCACAATTATGAGTTTATTAGACCAAGCATCACTCGTACTCGTTCCCTCCGCCATCAAGACGGGGGAGGTATTAGTGCAGAAGCCATTGCCTACAAAGTTTTCGGATGAAACGGGCAACTATGATGGTAATGACCCACAAGGGAGTGCCAACCTAACCTTCACCCGCGCCTCTAATGCATCAAGGGTGAATGCGGACGGCCTCATTGAAAAGGTGCGGACGAATCTTATTCTTCAGTCAAACACCTTTGACACGACTTGGGCGGCTTTAGATTTAACGCCAACAAGCGGACAAAGCGGGTACGATGGTTCAAGTGATGCTTGGCTACTTGATAGGACTAATTCCAATGGTCGTATTTACCAAACAATTTCTTTTACTTCCGTTGGTACATTTAGTGTTTACGCTAAAGCGGGAACATTAAACTGGATTCGTTTAAGAGACAATCTTGGCGAGGGTTCTTATTTTGACTTGTCAGGTAGTGGCGCAATAGGCTCAACGAGCTCAACAATAACTCCAGCCATTCAATCAATAGGTGGCGGATGGTTTCGGTGCAGTGTTTCAGCACTTTGGAATTCTTTTAATTTTAGAATTTATCCAGCAGATGCGGACAACGACACGAGCGGCACAAGCGGAAATGTCTACATCCAAAACGCCCAACTAGAAACGGGCCTCGTAGCCACTGACTACATCCCCACCACCACCTCTGCTCGTAGCACCTT